CATCTGGTTTCTCTATATCAGCCTCTTGTGCTGCACGTTTTTGTTTCTCTGCTACTTTTGCATCTCTCTTCTGTGCTTTTTCTTTTAATACAAGACCACCCTTCATGCTCTCAGCAATCGCAGATACTGCAATGCTAATATCTTGAACAATTTTTATATCTCCTGATACTCCACCACCACTTGGCCCAACGGAAGAGTCAGATCCTAAAGCAGTTACATTAATAGTCTGCCTTGATGCTGGAATATCTACTCCTCCTGTATCTCCACCAACTTGTCTACCCATAAGATTAGAGGGATTTACTTTTGGTTTTTGTTCTCCTGTTTTTTGTAAAGCACCACCTTTTCCTTTACCTTTTCCAGTAATAAAACTTTTTGCTTTATCTTTAGCAAGTGATTTAGCACCTGCTTTTACTATCTCTCCTAGTGGCATACCTTATCTCCTTATCCCCAGTGTCTGTTCCTTTGCTCTACCGCCAGGTGCAGTCACGCTAAAACTTGGTATTTCATTAACACTATCATCACCACCTTCCATGGGAGTTGGTGGTGGTGTTCCTGCAAATCCTCCAAGATTTTTAAGTGCCTTCAATGCTTTTGCTACAGGTGGTTTGACTGCAGCTTTTCTCGCTTGATTTACTGCAAATTTTATAAGACGAGCTTGAGGTGTTTTAGAAATCAAACCTCCTACTTTCTTAACTAATCCTCCCATGAAGTAGTTCTGAACAGGAACTTGCCCACCACCAGCATATGACATATTATTTGTCATACCACCCATCTTCAACCCACCCATGTTCATCATGGTTCCAACGGTTGAAGTTTTCATTTTCTTTTTCTTTGCTGTTTTCTTTTGTGAAGGTTTACCAACACCACCAGCAGCAGCATTCATTCCATATAAGGTATCAGCACCGATTCGATTTACTGCTTCCTTAGTTAAAACAAATTCACCAGGTGTTAACATCGCAGGAACAGTATCTGTATTCCCTTGGCCTGGAACCTCACCACCCTCATTCATCTTGGTTACGTTTTTATCTGGAACCATACCACCTTTATTCATTTTCTCTGCTTCTTCCTGTTGCTCTGGTGGTGGCGGTGGTGATCCTGTTTCTTCTTTTTCTATGGTCGCATCTTCTTTTGTGTCTTCACCTGTCAATCCTTTTTCTTCTTTTTTAATTTCTTTATCTACATCTTTATTCAGACCAAATATTGATTTAACAAAATCGATTATCTTTGGAACAAATCCAAATGCTAGTGCAAGTGCTGCAACAA